TGGAGGTGATTTATTAGAATTCAATTACTCAACGCCCACCATTGTGAAAACCACCACCGTGACCGGCAAGGTGTTCTACAACTCAGCCACCAACGGATTCTAAAAATTAAGGTAAGTACGATATGAAAATACATCAACTATTAGAAATGCCAATTGAACCAAGTGGTGATCCAAACGATCCCACTGTGTACGGACATGAGAAAGCTAATCCAATGAGCTTGAAAGGACGCATCATGAGTGCTCGCGCACAGTTAAAAGAATTGGCTGAGTTAGCTGAAAGTGATGAGTTAGTTGTTTGGGAAAAGATTACACAGTTACACAAAGGTGGCATGTTCATGGGCCTAGCACAGAACTTGGAACAAGTACGTCATGGTATTGAAGAACTTGCAGCCAAACGTAAAAAGGGTGGAGTTCAAAGTAGAGGCATTGATCGCAACATTGGTGAGCAAGGTGAAGAACAATTCAAATCGCCAAACGAAAACTTTGCTAGTATAACACAAGATTCAGACGGCACGTTTACAATTACATATCATCGTCCAGATATTACATTAACTGGCACGCCAAGACAGGACGACATCCCAGAACCTCATACAAAAATCCCAACTTATCAACAAGCATACAATTTTGTAAAACAAGACTTTGACTTAGAGACACAGTTTCTTACCATGCCTCCTTTAATTAAAGTTGATGAAGCTAAGGGAAAAGGCCCATGTTGGAAGAAGTATAAGCAATTGGGCATGAAAGAAAAGAATGGCAAGCAAGTCCCTAACTGTGTACCAAAATGAGATTTAACGAATTAACTGAAGAACCAGGAAGAGAAGATGGAAGTCTTCCAATCATCAAAGCATTTGTAGACTTTGCCTGTGATCGCATTGGCTTGGAACGTCCTCCGCAAATCAAACTAGTACGCAATCCTAAACTGGCAAGCCAACGTAGAAGCTTTGGAGGTTACATGCCTGGTGGCGGCATTGAGATTACTATTGGCAACAGACACATCATGGATGTGCTACGCACACTAGCACATGAGTTAGTACACCACAAGCAAGATGTGGATGGCAGACTAAATGATGAAAGTGGTAAAGATGGCAGCGAGCATGAGAATGAAGCCAATGCCAAAGCCGCAGTGGTCATGCGCTTGTGGGGCAAGATGAATCCAGAACTGTTTCAACGTGCAGCCATACTAGCAGAAAGTCAGATCAAAAAACAACCTAAAGGTATGCCTAGACAAAAAGTTGATCCAACTTATAATGTTGATGAAGCACGAAAACGTAAACGTAAACCCAGAGGCGCAGCATATGGTCCAGGACCGTATGGTTGGTACGGGTATGATGCTGGTTATAGTGGAGATGGCGGTGGTGGTGGAGATGGCGGAGGTGGCGAAAGCATAGCTGAAGACTCCAATAAGAAAGAAGCAATTCTACGCATACAAAAAATGTTAAATGCCAAGTACAACGCTAACTTGGATCTTGATGGCGTATTGGGTCCGCTCACACGCAAATCCATAAACAAGTTTATGCCCAATGCCAAGATAGGATTGGCAGATGATCCTGAAAAAACTACTGCTGTACAAGGCAATAAAATAAAAGAAAACTTTGCTGATGGTCGTAATCCACAAGATAAGGGCGACAGCAAGCGACACGGTGTTCCTACTAAAGCAAGTGTAAGTACACTACGCAAGGTTGCTAAACAGGGTGGCCGCAAAGGTGAACTGGCACATTGGATGGCCAATATGAAAGCTGGCAAGGCCAAAAACAAATGAGAAACTATATAAACTTGCTGGAAGCTATTGAACAAGGCTGTCCTACTGCAACTCATAACATAGATGTCAATTTAAAAAATCGACAGAAGGCCATAGATGAATATCACTATGGTCCTGCCAATCCCAACAAGGCTGAAGATTACTGGAACAAGAGTGCAAAGATTTTCAATGTGACTACCGCAACAGCTAAGACAATGTTGTGTGGCAATTGTGCGGCATTTGATGTCAGCGACAGTATGAGAAAGTGTATCAGCAAAGGTATCAAAGGCGACGAGTCTTCTGTGGATGCCAATGCCAGTATCAATTTGGCTGATCTTGGTTACTGCAACTTTTTACATTTCAAATGCGCTGGCTCACGCAGTTGCAAGGCTTGGGTAACTGGTGGCCCAATCACTGAAAAAGACAAAAATAAATCTGCTGATTAATGAGAATCTATGAATTTAGCCCTAGCACACTAGCAGGCAGCTTTACTGATGATCTAATAACGTGTAAGTCTTGGTTGATTTCTGAAGTCTCCAAGATACACAAAGATTTCAACTCAATATATGTATTGGGCAGTTGGTATGGCAATCTAAGTTTGTTCCTCATAAACAAGAACAACATCAAATTTGATAGAATCATAAACGTTGACATCAATAGAAAAGTACTGTCAACTGGTAACGAACTTGCCAAAAAGTTAGGCATTGACGACAAGATAGAACCCATGATCAAAGATGCCAACGACCTTGATTATAGACAAGCAACTGCCCCAAGTCTTGTTATCAACACCAGTGTCAACGATATGAAGAACGATGGATGGTTTGATAACATACCCAGCGGCACATTAGTAGCACTGCAAACTCGTGATGAAGATTTAAACGAGTTCAAGTTTACTAAACTGTTGTACTCTGGTGAAAAAGATTTAAAAGATCCCGAGACTGCGTACACTAGATACATGACTATTGGTATTAAATAACCAATAAGAAAGGACTCCTAAGAGTCCTTTTGTTTTTATAGTATCAACCTACTTTAAGCTATGCTTACTTCTTTGTGCCCGTATTTACGAACCCATAGAACTTTTCAGCCGCTTCCATGATCTTATCTAGACCTGGAAACTCTGGCATATCTACTCTGGTAACAACTTGGCCAGTCTTTTCATCTTTTTGAACTGACATTTCCCAACCGCGGAACTTTGAGTGGTATTCTTCCATAACAGCGTCCTTGGCCATGGCCAACACGTCTGTGCGGATCTCGTAACCGTTCTTGCTGAATTTAACTTCTGGTGTTTTTGGTAGTTCGAATGACATAATAATCTCCTGTGTGTTTAATGTCTGTATTGGCAACAACCTTGTTGCCCATGTATTTATTATACAGTGTTACAAACTGTTTGTAAAGCTGAATGAACTATTTCTTAAACTTGTTCACTCGTTCTTTAATAAGTTCAACCACTTGGTCACTGAGCACAACTTCGTAGTGGTTACATGCCACTTCCACTAGTTCCATATCCTCATGGTGCTTTTGACTGGCAATAGTAACTACACCGTCATTGGGCTCATGCATGAACGGACTTTGCCCTTTAACTGTTACTATATTAGTCCAAGGATGTTGTATCTTAATGCGTTTAGCCTGCTTCATTACCCAACTACTGGGCCCAATATCACGCATTAATCTACTGAATGGCAAAAAGTATTGAGCATAATCCGCTACTTCTGCACCACCATATGGAGTGCTTAAGGTAACAGCACCTTTAACCGCAGTGGGCATGTCATTGGCCAAATGTAATGCGTATATACCGCCCAAACTATGTGCAACAAACACCACGTTCTTATAGTTCTGCAATGTTGCCTGCATGTCTTTTAGGTTATTTTCAAACCCGTTTCGACTGTCGTAGTTAACGTCTAGCCCAGTGCCCAGTTTACTCTTAATATAATTGAAACTTTCACTGGTGGCATTAGCCCCGTGTATATACACCAAGTTCATGCCAATATTTATTAAGATCCGTATACAGCTTTGGCTTCTGCTACTCGGCCTTGACGTGCAAGACTAGCGGCATAACGTGCTTCGCCAAATGCTACTAACCATGACCAGATGGTGTTTAAAATTGTTTTCATAGATAATGTTCCTTTTGAGAATTGAATTGCTGGATGTAGTTTTCCAACTGTGCGGCATCGGTAATGCCTTTTGTGCTTAGATAAGCGTCTAAACTGCTTTGATAGTTAGATCCTGGAAACATTTCGGATAGACGTTCCAGAATGGCTAACATTTTGTTTGATATAGTTTTCATACTTTCCTCTGTAAGTGTGTGTAGCAACGTATCAGTGTTTCTACTGAGTATTTATTCTATTAAATGCGGCACTGCACGAAAAGTCAAGGTTGTGTTTAGTCGTATGTTGTGTTACAATCCAATAAATACATTACATAACAAAAATAATATTATGCGAAAAAGCACAAGAAGTATCTTACAAGAACTAAGCGATTTGGGAATCAAGCGCGACACGGATCTCATCATAGAGAGCCGAGGATCAAACATCATTGAGAGCGCAGTCAATTTGCTAACAGTTATCAGAGAGAACTATGACATTGAAACTGCCTCAGAACTAGAGCGCCGTTTCTTAAATGCTATTCGTGCGGGCGACAGTAGCAAGTTCAAACGTGGCATACAGCGCATACAAGAAGCTAAAAAGCCCGGCAAAGATCCAATTTAATCTCCCCATTTTCTCCCCTTATAAGCACTTTTTTACCAAAGTGAATAAATAATATTACAAAGGCTTGTTAGGTTACAAGCCGTCCATAGAGAATGGACAAGACATATCGAGGAGAAAATATTATGTCAGCAACAACAAGAGTAAATGGCTTTGGCCAATACACAACTGGTACATTACGTTCAGTTGCACAATTAAAAGCATTCGTTATTGATGCAGGTGGCGATCTTCAAACTGAAGATGATGGTGCAGATGAGGCTGTAGAGGCGATCATCCGTGAAGTACAGCCTTTAATGTACTCTGTACCATCAGCAGGAAACGGTATCATCCACGTTATCGTTGACGGTCATGCAGTAGATGCGGCTTCATTACAAGCACGTATCCGTGCATTGGGCGCAATTGGACCAAATGCTTATGATGCAACTGGTGCAACAGTTACACTAGGTACTGCTATTGTAGTAAGTTAATTCTCAGGGATGGGAAGTTGGCCCCGCTTTTATAGTGGGGCTTTTTTACGACTGTTAAATATAGTCTATGCATTATAGACTGTATTCCCTCGTAGATATAACAAACACTAGACAGTATCAAAACACTGCTGAAATGCGACAGGCTCGTAATCAGCAACAGAACTTTGACACTGTGATTCAGACCATTGGAATGAGGGCAAACATTACATATGATAGTCCACCAAAAGTAACTGTAGACGTCCCTAGCACATATGGTTTAGAGGGCAACGAGCTTGCCAGTATATGGATCTTTGAATGGCGTTGCGAACGTGAGTTTTTGTTTTTAGATGGCACTGACCACGTGGGCTATTTAAAACAGCTATTCAAGCTAGTTCCCTACATTCCAAACTTAACAGAAACTACCCCATCAGAACTGTCTGTATTCATGCCAGGCAAAAACATTGTATTTGAAATGTTAGTATAAATACTTGGTAGGCAATTTAACTCACACAATCACTTAGGCATTCAATCATACAATAGGCACATGACTCGGAGCGAGTCCCTGACTTATAACATTGGAGAGCCCAAGATGGCCACGAAAGAAGCAATAGCACAAATAGCAGCATTACCAGAGCGTGTAGCTGTAGTTGAAACCAAAGTAGACAACATAGAAGAAAAACTTGACGACATCAAAATTGATGTTAAAGAAATGCACGACTGTTTAGACAACACTCGTGACATGCTAGATAAAAAGCTGTGTGAAATGTCAGACGCATCAAACAACCAACACGCAGAAATGTCAGCTAAGATTAGTGACTTAGAAAAGATTAAAAACAAGTACACCATGTATGCCATGGTTGGACTAGCGTTTGCCGCAGGCGCAGGCTGGATCAACGCTATCAATTTTCCACATGTTTTAAAGTTCTTTGGTCTTTGATATTAAATAATGACCTATGCAACAAGAAGATCTAGTCAGCACAGCCATTGTATTCCACAAACGATTAAACCCCAAGTTGTGGTCTAAAGGGCAACTAAAAAAAGATGTTAGGTTTCATCTACTAGAAATAGCACAGAATTTCATAGACTTTATTGGCATTGAACCATTAGGGTTACAAGATATCACAATTAGCGGCAGTAATGCAGGATACACATTTAGCCGTAATTCAGACTTAGATTTACATTTAGTTGTTAACATTCCAAAAGAACGTGAACGTTTAATGAAACAACTATTTGATGCAAAGAAAAATCAATACAACTTTCAACACAGCATCAAATTGAAAGGCATACACACTGAAGTGTATGTACAAGATGCACAGCAAGTTCATCACAGCGTAGGTGTGTACAGCGTACTTGATGATAAATGGTTAAAAATCCCTGAGCGTAAAGAAGACACAGTGGATCGAGCTGAAGTCAAAGTAAAGTACAAACACTTTGTGGGATCAATTCGAGCAGCATTGCGTAGTGATAATTTACAAGCATCACTACAAGTTATGGAAAATATCAAACGTCTACGCCAACAAGGGTTGGATCGGGAAGGCGAATTAAGTGTGGAAAACATCACATTTAAAGTATTGCGTAGCAAAGGATATATCGACCGACTACGCGAACATATAAGTATACTAAAGGCAAACAAACTGAGCCTGGAGACAAACAATGAAAATTAAAGATATATTAGGCGAAGCAGGCGGTTCAGTAGCCACTATTAAAGACTACAAACCTGGACAGTCGTTAAGTTTTACGGATCAAGAAGGATCCACAATGACCACTGTTGATCTTAAAAAGAATCCAATGGCAGTTAAACCTGACGAACAGGGCAACTTGACCTATGACCCAACTCCAGATACACAAGCAGCGGCACCTGGTCAATCACAAGCTCCTGAGATCAAACCAGGCGCACAAATTCACATTGACACAGCTACTACAGAAGGTTCAGGCGATAAGATTGAAGATATGTTCAACGACTGGATGAACAGTGAGTATGCACCGTACGATGACGACTCTAGTGACGATAAAGCAGTATTCATTAAAGCATTAAACTTTGTTGCAGATCGCATGGACAACAGTTCAGACTCTGAAAGTTATGCTTATAAACTAGCGGACATGTTCCACGGTTCAGGCATGTCAGATGAAGAAGATGAAATGCCACAACCATCAAGAATGGACGAGTCAGCATATATTACAGCACTGGCTAAACGTGTTGCTGGTACTGATGCCAAAGTCAGCAAGTCAGCAAACAAATCTATAGCTGATATTAGAAAGTTAGCTGGTCTATGAAAATAAACGAACTCATTGGCGACTTTGCTATATACACTACAAATGAGGAGCAGGACTTCTTATCTAAAGTTAGCCGTCCCGTAAAGATGGCAGCGTTAACAGAACGTGAACGTGTTATTGCAGAAACAATGATTCGTAAAAGTTTGTTAATTAAGATAGGGCACGAAGACCCAAGTGTAGTAGCAAATGAATATTAAAAAATCAGCAAGACAACTAGAATCATTTTACGAAGACTTCAAAGACAAGTTACCGTTTACTCTGTTGCCCAACAAGGCCGTGGGCTATCATGACTACATAGTTAGGCCTAATAAAAATAACGGATGGGACTTGTTAAAAAAGTATCCAAGCGGGCCATCAATAGTTGACACATTCAACTTAAAAGTATGTGCGCTGATATCCGCAAAATTCCACGAAACTACTAGGATTCAGCAGCTAATGGAAATCAAAGATTTAGATAGGAAGTACTCTGCAAACGAGACAGATGCTACTTATTTTAGATATTTTTACAATAAAACCACAGATCCAGTGCGCAGAGATACGTTTCTTTGGCGCTACGAAATAACCACTGAGAAAACCAAGTTCTACAAGGACAAGATTTCCAGTTCGTTTAAAAACGTATTCAGATAAATAATTACAATAGTTAGGAAGCCATCATGCAGATAACAGATTTTTCAAAACCAGTAAGTAGCAAGAGATTAAACGAGAGCCTAGCACAGAAGTTTGGCTACAGGTTGGACTTGAACAAGTTCACTATGGAGCAGCTAGAAGATGCACGTAATAAACTACGTACAGCTCAACACCAGTTTGAAACAAACGAAAGCTACGACGCGGTTCATACGGATCACAAGTACCATAAGAACAAAATGTTCTTGGACGTAATCAATCAAGAGATTGCAGAACGTGTTGAGATCGAAGACGAAGATAAAGTAGATGAGAAGCCAAAGAAGAAAAAGGCAAAGAACTTGAAAGAATATAACGAAGCAATGATTGCATTAAATCATTTCACTAGACAGTTTTCTATCCCATCAACTTGGACGCAACAAGCACGTTCACGTTTGATGATTGAAGAAGATGCAGATGATATCAAAAGCGAACTAATCGTACGTTACGATTTAGATGAAGGCACAGCTAACGCACTAATCCAAACATTGTTAATCACTGAAGGCGAAGAAGAAAAAGCCGAATTAATTATGGCTTCCAAAGACATGGTTGACCGCATCACAGGTTGGTTAGAAGATGTGGCAGCTATGAAATCTGAAGCTATGCTAGATTTATTAGACTCTATAAGAGACGAAATGGGTTCTGACATTAGCGGGTCATTTGAACAAGCCGTCCGCCCAGCACTAGATGAAATTTACACAGTATTAGAGACTAACCGTCAAAACCTAGCAAAGGCAGTGAGTATCCTAACAGGTAGTGAGCCACCAACAACAATGGGAGCCGCTCCAGGAGCTGAAGCACTTCCTCCAGCAGAAGGCGAAGCTGAAGCTGAAATTCCAGCAGAAGCAGCAGGCAGAGAAATGCGTGAGTCTGTGCAATATAGCCGCAGACTAGCACAAATGCTTTCAAAAAAAAAGTAATTAAAGAAAGTAGAGATCCTTTATTCGACCTGTTAGCGGCAAAGAAAAATGCCGCTGACAGCGAAGAAAATCCAGAGACCATTAGTTGGCAAGCACTCGGCAACGAGACTGAAAACGTAATCGGTCAACGCATTGATAATCCAAACACATTTGGCATTTACTACGATGCAAATCCTCAATTTAAAGAACTTTGTAGCTTTGGTCCTGAAGGTGTCAAATTGAACACACAAGAGGCTGAATCTGACCAAACTCGTGGAGGCACTGACAACAGCGTTGGACAAATGGCCAAACGAGCAACGGCAAAAAGAGCCGGTTGACATTACCAAATAGTTGTAGTATAATGGCACATGACTCTTTTAAAACAAAAATTCGTTTATACTCCTTTATCACGAGATGAAAGCACTGGCAAGCGTTTATACGCTTGTCCAGATGGACACAAAGTACCCAGCGTTACAACTGTCCTAGATAAAACAAAACCCGCAGAATCACGTATAGCATTAGCTAATTGGCGCAAGTCAGTTGGCGACAAACGTGCGACTGAAATCACTACAGAAGCTGCCAATCGAGGCACACGTATGCACACGTTCTTAGAGAACTATATCAAAGGAGATGTGTTACGTGAAAGTGTAAGTAACCCTTACGCACAGCAAAGCCTAGTAATGGCCAAGAAGGTAATTGAACAAGGTTTCCCATTAATTGAAGAAGTGTGGGGGAGTGAAGTTCCGTTGTATTTTCCTGGATTATATGCGGGAACTACTGACTGCGTGGGCATACATGCCGGCGATGAAAGTATCCTAGACTTTAAACAAACTAACAAGCCTAAGAAGCGTGAATACATTGATGATTACTTTATTCAGCTAACAGCCTACGCTTGCGCCCATAACGAAGTACACGGCACTAATATTCGCAAAGGTGTTATTCTAATGTGCGTTAAACCTGATGAGATTTCACCTGGAGCATGGGCGGAACCGCAATATCAGGAATTTATTCTAGAACCCAAAGATTTTGACTACTGGTCCACTAAATGGTATGACCGTGTAGAACAGTACTACCGAGAAAACAGCTAAATATCACATAAGAGGATATTTTCATGGCTGTCGTTCAAATTTCACGTATTCAAGTCCGCAGAGGACAAAAGAACACTGGTAGCGGACTACCACAATTAGCTTCAGGCGAACTTGCCTGGGCAGTTGATACACAAGAACTGTTCATTGGTAACGGCAGCGTTGCAGAGGGTGCGCCGTTCGTTGGTAACAGTAAGATTCTTACTACTAATGATAACATCTTAGAACTGTTTGAACAGTACCAGTACAAGAGAACTGATACAACTGTTCAAACTGGTGACGACAGTAATTATCCAATACTACGTAGTGTTCAAGATCGATTAGATGAGAGAGTGAGTGCTGCTGAATTTGGAGCCATTGGCGGAGACGGCACGGCTGATGACACATTGGCAATACAACGTGCAATATATCAACTTTATTTAAACCCAGCAAGTGTTGGTTTGTATCAAGGTCGTTATGTTTTAGAATTTGGTCCTGGAATTTTTACTTTTGATGAAACAATTTATGTTCCTAGCTACACAAGTATTGTTGGCGCTGGCCAAGGACGAACAGTGTTCAACTACACAGGCACTGGCTCAGCGTTTGAGTTTATTAACGATACGTCTACAATTGGTTCACCAAGTGTAATTGGTAGTTCAACTTTTAACAATCAACCTAAACATGTTTTGTTTAGAGGATTTACATTGTTACTTACTCAAGCTAATACAACAGGTTTAAAATTAAACGCAGTAAGAAACAGCGTGTTTGAGGATATTGGAATTACTGGCATTTGGGAATTAACTGATCCAGTTGAAGCCAATAGTGTGGGCATTTATATGAATGCCCTCAGCGCAGCAGTCACGTGTAAGGATAACGTATTTTCTAGGGTATCAATTAAATCAGTTAGTTATGGTGTGTATTCAAAACAAGACATTATTGGTAATGACTGTCACAGTTGCGGATTTGATACATTATACACTGGGGTTAGTTACGGTGTTGGCACAAACTTAACTAGTATTGGACAACAATACGGTCCACGCAATAACAGTATATCAGATTGTACATTTGAAGATATTTTAAGACAGGGAATTAAAGTTGCAAATGGTACTGGCAACATCAGTACAGCAAATAGATTTGTCAATGTTGGTAACGACGGCAGTGGCAATTCTCAAGCAGTATATGGTCATATAGAATTTGACAGCTTGTCAAACGTAAGTGTACACGACATATTTGATAGATCAAGTGAACTTGGTAGTATGACTGCAACTGATGCATACGTTGGGGAAGTGCTTGGTAAAACAATGTTTTTCAATTTTTTTACTAGACAGGAAACATTAGTTCAAACTGCTACATTCATTCCGCTTTGCAGATTGCCAATAGGCAATGCGATTGGTTATGAAATCAACTACGTTTATCAAAGTACAACTCATTCTCAAATGCGTTCAGGCAAAATTAATTTGGCAGTTGACGGCGGCAACGGTACTGTACAGTTATCAGACGATTTTGATTACACTGGTACCACTGGAGCTGAACTTAATTTACAAATTGAAGCGGTACTTGAAGATGCAGACTCAGACTCAGTAAATGATACAATCCAATTGAACTATAAAAATTCTACTATTGGCGATCAAGCCAAATTTACTTACACGTACCGATCAATTTGTTAATGCTCAAGGTACTTGACATCACAGTTAAAACAGTATATTATTAACATTGTTGTGATGATATGGTAAACCACCTCCAAAAGATCAAAAGCTAACCGCGCTAAATTGTTGTGAATCAACAATTTTTAGTGCATAAGCGCCTGTCAATAAATACTGTCTAAACGAACAGTGAAGAGTTAATTATACTATACAACGAGTAGAAAAGAGATATGAATAAGATTACAGTAATAAAAAGAAGTGGCGCCAAAGAAGAACTCACACTGGAGAAATGGCAGACTCAAGTAGCAAAAGTATGTAGCGGGATTGCAGATGTCAGTCAAAGTATGATTGAAATCAAAGCGCAACCTCACTTCTATGATTGTATCACTACGAAAGAAGTTGACGAAATTACCCTACGTGCTATCGTAGATTTAATTGACGTTGAATCCAATCCAGATGTTGGACATGTCAATTATCAGTACGTTGCTGGCAAACAACGACTATCAATGTTGCGTAAAGATGTATACGGAGATTATACTCCGCCTCATCTATTTGAAATAGTAAAAAAGAATATAGCAGTTGGTTTATATACTCCAGAACTATTGACATGGTACAGTGAAGATGATTGGAATAAAATGAACGACATGCTGGAGCATGAGAAAGATGAAGACTATTCCTATGCCGCTATTGAACAATTAATAGAAAAATATTTGGTACGCAATCGTGCGACAAAGGAAATTTATGAAACTCCACAAATTAGATATATGGTGGCAGCAGCGACTGTGTTCCATAAAGAGGAGCCGAATAGCGCAAGAATGCGTTACATTAAAGAATATTATAATGCGGCATCCGATGGTTTGTTTACTCTTGCTACACCTGTGCTGGCTGGTCTTGGCACTCCTACTAAACAGTTTTCTAGTTGTGTGCTTATCCGCAGTGACGACGATCTGGATAGCATATTTGCTTCTGGTGAGATGATGGCCAAGTATGCCAGCAAGCGAGCAGGCATTGGTTTAGAAATTGGACGACTACGTCCACTGGGCAGTCCCATCAGAGGTGGTGAGATTATGCACACAGGTATGATACCATTCTTGAAGAAATGGTTTGGAGATTTACGATCATGTTCACAAGGAGGTATCCGCAATGCTAGTGCTACTGTATTCTATCCTATTTGGCATCTTCAGTTTGATGATCTTATTGTGCTTAAGAACAACCAAGGAACAGAAGAAACCCGAGTCCGTCATATGGATTATGGGGTTGTGCTTAGTGCCTTCTTCTGGAGACGATTCAAGAATAAAGAAGACATTACATTCTTTGACCCAAACGAAGTTCCCGACTTGTACGAAGCATTCTATTCAAACACAACATTATTTGAAGAACTCTATGTCAAATATGAAAAGCAAAAAGGCCTACGTACAAAGACAATGTCAGCTGAAGAAGTATTTAAAAGTGGAATACTAAAAGAACGTACAGACACAGGACGTATCTATCTTGTGTTCATTGACAATGTAATGAGCCAAGGACCATTTGATCCCGAGTACCATACCATATATCAAAGCAACCTATGTTGTGAAATCCTATTACCAACCAAGTCATTCAAACGTCTTGATGATGCAGAGGGGCGCATTGCGCTATGTACACTGGGATCTATCAATTGGGGAGCATTCCGTAATCCTGAAGACATGCGCCGTGCTTGTCGCATACTACATCGCAGTCTTAACAATATTTTGGATTATCAAGACTTTTTATCAATACAGAGTAAACTAAGCAATGATGAAATTAGGCCATTAGGTATTGGTATTACAAACTTAGCCTACTGGCACGCCAAGCGTAGTCTACGCTATGGTGAGAAGGACGCATTGGGCGAAGTTAAATCTTGGATGGAACATCAAGCATTCTACTTAACAGAAGCAAGTGTTGAGTTGGCTAAAGAACGTGGTAAGTGTTTAGGTTCAGATCAAACACGATACGGCAAAGGAATATTTCCTTGGGAACTACGTGCTAACGGATCTAATGAACTGGCAGACTTTACACCAGAACTGGATTGGGAAACTTTAAGAGTGCAAATGAAAGAACACGGTGTTCGCAATGCTACACAAATGGCAGTGGCACCAGTGGAAAGTTCCAGCGTGGTTATAAACAGCACTAACGGAATTGAGATGCCAATGAGTCTTATCAGTACTAAGGAAAGTAAAGCAGGTAGCTTTACACAAGTTGTACCTGAGTATGCTAAACTAAAGAACAAATATCAACTCATGTGGGAACAACGAGATTGCGAAGGCTATTTGAAGACAAGTGCTGTCATTGCCGCATATGTTGATCAAAGTATCAGTACCAATACATTCTATAATCCAGCACACTTTCCAGAACGTAAAGTACCAACTACGTTGATTGCTAAGAACTTGATGCAAGCACAGTTATGGGGCATTAAAACATTCTACTACAGCTTGATTAACAAAGCTGGAAGCAAACAAGTAGCAGAGATAGCGCCTACTGAAATGCAAACTAACGGCTATAACTATGAAGATATGGAAGATGATTGTGAGGCATGTAAGTTATGAGCTATAACTTTATCAGACAATTTATTACTGAAGGCAGACCAGTATCTTTAAAAATACTACCCTTGCCCTACGGTGTGAATGATTTGAGCCCTAGCATCTCCAAAGCCACAATAGATTATCATTACGAAAATCTTGCTAAGACTTACGCCAAACGTTTCAATGCTGGCGAAGGGGATCCTAATTTTAATGAAGCTGGAGCATTTCTTCATAACATTTTATTCCAACAGTATCAAGAGCCAAGTGACAGTAATGATCCAACTGGCAAGATAGCTGAGTTTATTGAAACACACTATAAAACTTTTGTCAAATTCAAGGAAGAGTTTCTCAAAGTGGCAATGGGTGTGCAAGGCAGCGGATGGGTTTATCTGGCTAAGGATGGCAAGATTAAAACCATTGTGAATCACGAAATTAAAAAAGATATTGTAGTATTAGTAGACTGGTGGGAACATGCATGGGCATTGGACTACCAAGCAGACAAAAAAAGTTATTTAAAAAATCAATGGAAAATTATGAACTGGGAGCATATAAATGGCATATTCTGAAAAAGTAATTGATCATTACGAAAATCCGCGCAATGTGGGATCTTTTGCTAAAGATGATCCTACAGTGGGCACTGGCATGGTTGGTGCACCGGCTTGTGGTGATGTGATGAAGTTACAAATTAAGGTTGATAACGTTACAGGTCTTATTACTGATGCAAAATTCAAAACTTACGGGTGCGGATCAGCAATTGCAAGCAGTTCGCTTGTTACAGAGTGGGTCAAGGGCAAAACACTTGACGAAGCTGGAGCAATTAAAAACATTGAGATTGCTGAAGAACTAGCATTACCACCAGTGAAGATACATTGTAGTATATTAGCAGAAGATGCTATCAAAGCGGCCGTAAATGATTATCGTAACCGACACAGCAAGTAAACGCATCAAACAAAATTTGGACAAGCGCGGTAAAGGCGTGGGTATTCGTATAGGTGTAAGAACCACAGGTTGCAGTGGTCTGGCATACACTATAGAATATGTGGACGAATACATAGCCGAAGTGGGTGTAACTAATTTTGCCCAAAAAGACTTTGTTGTGCTAGTGGATGCAAAAAGCCTAGCTTATCTAAATGGTTTAACAATGGATTGGGTGCGTAACGGGCTCAATGAGGGATTTGATTTTATCAATCCCAATGAACGTGATCGTTGTGGATGTGGCGAAAGTTTTAGAGTATAAAATAATGTTAGAAACAATATGTGATGTGATGTTAGATGCGTACAAACGCAATTGGATTACCAGTCGAGATGGTAACGTGTCAATACGTCATCATGACCGTGACCACTTCTATATTACACCTAGTGGTGTGCGTAAACAAACACTTCAACCTGATCAGTTTAAGAAGATCAGCATTGATAGAACTATTCACAGTGGTAGCGGTACTGCATCTTTTAATTATAACTGGCGCGATCTTCCTTATTCAGATATCAGTGCTAAATTAAAGCCTAGTGGAGAACTTCCGTTACACTTTGGTCTACAACGTGAAATGGGGCAACACAGTAATGATGTTCGAGTAGTAGTACACGTTCATCCCACTTACTGTATTGCTGCCATGCATGCCGGAATTGATTTAAGTACCATCAGTAATGCGTTTCCAGAACTTAACCGTTATACTCGCGTAGCACCCAATGTAGGCGATGTGGCACCCATCAGTCAAGAACTTGCAGACCAGTGCCATACAATGTTACAATTAGATCGAGACGGCAACATTGCTTATGACATTGTGGGAATTAAAGGACACGGTGTTGTGGCTATCGATACAAGTCCTTGGCGTGCATATGAGCATATAGAAAGATTAGAACACATTTGCAAGATAGTGCTTGCATCAGGAAAATACTAGGAGATAATATGAAAAAATTATTTGCAATTTTATTAGTAAGCGTCTTGGCTTTTGCCAGTGTGAGTGCAGAAGCCAGTAAACGCATGGGTGGCGGAAAAAGCGTGGGACAACAAAGTTCCAATGTGAGCAAGAAACAGGCAACACCGCCAGCACAAGCCGCACCGCCACAGGCTACACCAGCACCCGCACCAAGTCGCCCATGGGGCGCCATGTTGGGTGGATTGGCAGCAGGATTAGGTCTAGCATGGTTGGCCAGTAGTTTAGGATTGGGAGAAGCGTTTGGTAATATCTTAATGGTCTTGTTGATTGGCGCTATAGTATTAGGGGCAATAGGTTGGTTCATGCGCAAGCGTGTGATGGCTAATTCACCCAACCTGGCTTATCAAGGTCCACAGGCCATCCCGGAAGTCAACCAACCCACAAGATTCCAAGGAGGTTCAATGATTGGATCGGCATTGGCCACAAACGCCACATGGACAATTCCTGCAGGGTTTGATGTGGCAGGCTTTGAGTCAGCCGCCAAACAACACTTTGTTTTATTGCAAGGCGCATGGGATCGTGCTGACACAGCTACTCTCAGCAACATGATGACTGATGACATGTTGAAAGAGATACAACAGCAATTAGCGGATCGAGATAACACCCAAGAGTATAGAACAGCAGTGATATCATTGTCAGCAAAACTGTTGGGCATAGAAGAAACTGATGCCAATTACATAGCCAGTGTAGAATTTACTGGCTCAATACAAGATACAGTAGGTGCAGAAGCCGAAGCATTTACAGAAGTTTGGAACATGACCAAATCAAAATCTGCTGGCGGATGGGTGTTAGCTGGAATACAAATTAACTAAAAGAACAAAATAAAATGTCAAAACAACAATATAACCTAAACACCAAGACAGACTATTTGAATCGCAAGATGTTTTTGGACCCAGCAGGTCCAGTAACCATACAGAGATTCGAAGAAGTCAAATACAAAAAGATTGCAGACTTTGAAGCAACAGCACGTGGCTTCTTTTGGCAACCAGAAGAAATTAGTTTAAGCAAAGACAGTAATGATTTTAAGGATGCCAGCGATGCTATTAAACATATCTTCACCAGTAACTTGTTACGTCAAACAGCACTAGATAGTTTGCAAGGCCGTGGACCAAGTCAAATTTTTATGCCAGTGATCAGCTTGCCTGAACTAGAAGCACTAGTATACAACTGGACATTCTTTGAAACAAACATTCACAGTAAGAGCTACAGCCATATTATTCGTAACATTTATAATGTACCAAAGGATGTATTCAACACCATCCACGACACTAAAGAAATTGTTGACATGGCCTCCAGTGTAGGTAACTACTATGAAGCACTACATGTTATCAACTGTCGCAAACAATTGGGTGAAACTATTCTAGAAAAAGAATACATTAAAGCGATATGGATGGCATTACATGCTAGTTACGCATTAGAAGCTTTCCGCTTTATGGTATCGTTTGCTACCAGTTTGGCTATGGTAGAGAACAAGATCTTTATTGGCAATGGCAACATTATCTCATTGATTCTACAAGACGAACTGCTACACAAAGGCTGGACTGCTTATTTGATCAATCAAGTTGTCAAAGAAGACACAAGATTTGCTGAAGCTAAATCAGAATGTGAACAAGAAGTATATAGTTTGTATATGGATGTGATTCGTGAAGAAAAAGAATGGGCCACTTATTTGTTTAAAATGGGACCAGTGATTGGTCTTAATGCCAACATCCTACGTGACTTTGTGGATTTTACAGCAGTTGGAGCACTGAAAGAGATTGGCATCAAGTATAACAACCCAGCACCAAAGTCAACTCCTATTCCTTGGTTCAACAAGCACGTGGACACAAGCAAGAAACAAACAGCATTACAAGAAAGTGAAAGTACTAATTACGTAATTGGCGTAATGAGCGAAGCACTTGATTACGATTCATTACCAGCATTATAAGAGAGAAACATGATCACAGTTTATAGTAAAAATAATTGTCCATTTTGCGATAGAGCAAAGGCATTATTGGAAAGCAAAGATATTCCATTTACAGTAATTAAAATGGAAGAGAACGCCGGCGCACGAGAGTTCCTTATGGAGCAAGGGTTGCGTAGTGTTCCACAAATTTTTAAGGATGGCGTTCTCCTTCCTGGGGGCTTTCAAGGCCTAGCAGGTAAAGACGAAGAATTTTTTAACACACTGAAAGGATAATATGTTAATTGACCGAGGCGTAACAGCAGGTGAAGTGATCACCTTAAAACTAACAAGCGGAGAAGAACTAGTAGCAAGATTGGTAGAAGAAGGCAACGACTTTTACAAGTTATCCAAGCCTTCGGTTATTGGTATGAGCCCAAAAGGTCCAGCACTAATGCCTTACTTGTTTACTGTAAGTCCAGAAAAAGATATTAAATTAAGTAAAACAGCAGTTGCAGTGGTAGCAGCATCCGATAAAGAGTTTGCTGATCAGTACATGCAAGGAACTACTGGTATTGCAATGGCCTAAGGAGAAAAATTATGCCCGCAGTCGCAAGGAAAAACGGAAATGATCAAGTATCTATAAATCATCCTACATGTCAAGGGTCTACTACCACTGACGCAGGATCTGACGATGTATTAGTAAACAACATTGGGGCAGTAAGGCAAGCAGATCAAGTGCAGAGCCACACCTTTGCGCCGCCAGCCTGTCCAAGTCATTCTCCTGGACTTTCATCCTTTTCCTCAACGGTATTTGTGAATAATAAAGCAATAGGTAGACTGGGAGATGCGTACGGTTGTGGTGCAACTATTTCAAGCGGATCGTCAAACGTGTTTGCAGGTTGACATTTGCCAAAAAATAATATAAAATTAAAGAATGAAAGTGTTTCGAAAGTTTTGGAAAATTTGGGCTAGGGCCTTAGGTGAAAAAGCTGGAGCAACAGTTCAAGAAGCAGACCATGTTGCTATAGTTAGGACGATTGTTGTTCTAACATATATCATTACAAACTGCTTCATTATTGCCAGTGTTATTCGACACTGGTAGCTAACTATAAAACAAGGAGACTATTATGTCAGTAAATAAACATGCAGAATTTACCAAAATCGTAGAGGCAATGGAAGCAGACTTCGAAAAGTTTTATGACAAGGAAGTTGGCGCTGCCGGCACCCGTGTTCGTAAGCATTGTCAAGACTTAGCCAAATTGTGCAAAGAAACTCGTAACGATGTTACCGCAGTTAAGAATGCACGTTCCGAAGCAAAAGAAGCAAAATAATAGAATGATTTTGGTAAGTGTTGGGCTTGACTTTGCCCAACACTTGTAGTATAATTGTTCTATGACAATGCACTTACATCATCCCAGTTTAAGCCTCACTGGTAAACCAAAAGGCAAACACAAGTGGCCCAGTGCTGAACACAAACGCAAAGCCGAACAAGCAGATGCGGATTGGAAAGCTCTCCAAAAGAAATGGGGAATTGAGGCCGATGATAGAAAACGTACACGAGCGTTATCTGCTCCTAGTTTGAGCAGCAGTTACAGTTTGAAAATTCCAGAAGGTAGGAATACCACTGCACACATCAAAAGTGTGGACACAGGTGGTAATGCCACACTCAAACCAGCTAAGGTGTACACTGGAACCAAAGTAAAAGGTATTGCTACAATGCACAAGAGCAACGCTGTTCCTGTGTTTAGTGATGAAGAAGCAGTAGATATATCTAGAATGCGTCGATAATGGCCCGTTTTAACCCAATATCAACGAAAAGAAGCTATATATTTTATCGTTTCGAAAGAAACTAAGATAGTAGAACCAAAGTATGTCACAAGCTGAAACGGTTCCGCGAGTCTTGGCCAATTAGAAACCCGAAGATCGGGATGCCAGGCTTGCCAAAGGTAACAGTTGATGTTGAGTTATGAGCCAACTATAAACAAGTGTTGCTAATGGAGAAGACAGAATCTGCTTTGGGTTTGAGACCAAGTAGTTAGTCATCTCCCTTTATGTAATGTAGTTTGAATTTTGAACTACACCAAGTCAAAGGAGACATGAAATGGAAAAAGCAATTAGGCTTATAGCCTTAGTTTTTGGTATTGTATTTGTAGGTACTGCGGTATCCGAAATCACAATAGCCAAAATAGATAGATTAAAAGAAGCGCAGTTTGTCGCATCAGCAGATGTAGTCTCAATCAGAGACAGAGAAAGACAACTGGACTGCTTAGCCAAAAACATTTACCACGAAGCGGCAAGCGAGCCGTTTGAGGGCAAAGTGGCAGTGGCACAGGTAACAATGAATCGAGCAGAATCAGGAAAATTTCCCAGCGATGTCTGCGCAGTTGTTTACCAAAAAAATGTGTTTATGGAAAGGGTAGTTTGCCAGTTTAGCTGGTATTGCCAAAACGGCGGAAAACCTCCAATCCGAAGCACTGCAATGTATGACGAGTCATACAAAGTGGCTAAGAAGGTATTATTGGAAAATTTTAGACTTGACGTAATGAAGGATGCATTGTATTATCATGCTGATTACGTGAACCCACAATGGGGCAAGGAAAAAATTGGCAAAATTGGAAGACACATTTTTTACAGGGATCCAAAACATGGAAGAAATTAAGCAATTGGCAAATAAATTGATTGGCCTTATTCAAGAGAAGGCTCATTCAGTTTCAACAGAAACATTAGGTTGGTTAGCAAACATTGTGTTACATTGTTCAACCATTCCAACTTTTTTAGCAGTTGGTATGGGACTAACTGATAAGTTACCTGGGATTGATATTATTTTGTTAATTTGGGGAGGTCTAACCCTACTATTTGCAAGAGCAATTATTGCCCGAGACATGCTTAATGTAGCAACAATTGGAATTGGTTTTATACTTCAAGCAGTTTTACTAGCATTGATATTTTTCAAATAATTCGGTTTACCAAAACCGTTGACATAACGAAGCCTTTGTCGTATAATACATACTACAGAGGCTTTTTTATTAACACACACAGAAAGAGAGTTTGAAATGACTAAATGGATTGTTGTTCTTGCGCTGGTTATTCTAGCACCGACATTCGTCGTTAATTTGGTTTCGAGCGGAGTTTCGTTCGTAAGCAATCAAGGCAAAGCGTTGGTATCGGAAGTGGCTAAAGAAGCTACTAAAACTGTTCAGGAGTCTTCAAAATGAAAAAACTTATTTTAATCCCCATTATTGCAACACTTACCGCTTGCGGTTCAATGAAAGACATTCCCGACCGTAAAACTTATGCTCAACCCAGTTGGTATCAGGATTGCGCACAAGAAGGCGTTAAAGGTTGGTTCTGGTGGAAAGAAGACTATGTCTATGCTTGCGGTGCTGGCGAAAGCAAATATGCTCAAGCTGCCGAAGAGCAAATGGATGCCATTGCAATGAACAACTTTGCCAAACGTATTAACGGTAAAGTTAATTCAGAAACATCCATTGAAATTGTAAATGACAAAAAGTCATCACGTACTTTTATCTCTTACAAAGTGTCTGACACAGCAATTCGTCGACATGTGAAGAGTGAGAAAGGTCACTTTACAATGGGTGGACGTCATTACACATACGTCAAACTTGAAATGAAGAAGACTGTATTCGATCAATTGGTTGCAGAATCAAAAGGCGAATAACATGAACAAGCTCTTGTTCGCAATAGCAGTATTGTCTTTGGTGGGGTGCAGTAGTGCTCCTCCAAAGCAATACAAACAATACTGTTACACTAGTCAAGAAATTCGCAAAAGTGGAAATGAAACAGTTTCGAGTGACACTCTTGTAAAATGCAATGACGATCCAATTGAACAAATTGGAATTAAGAAAATGGGCGTTGCCAAACAATGCTTTGAAAATCCATATAGACATCGTTTGCCTAGCGGACGTATAATTGAGGGAATGGGATATGCTTGCCAAAAATATGATGGTACTTGGGAAATTATTGGCAACAATAATACTCATTAGTTTTACCAGTAATGTTGCACACGCAGGACAGTGGGACAAGCCCATTTATCAAAATGAGATAAACGACTTGCATGGTCCAGCTATTATTTTTAATGCGTACCGAAGTATGTTTAGTCGTCTGAATAAAGAAGACAGTCGAAAACATCAACAAGCAGTATTCTTTGCACTTAATCGTTTAGATAACGGCGAGGCTACTAAATGGTATTCAGATGATGGATACCATATGGGGCAGGTGCAAGTTATGGTAACTGCTATGGTAAACGGTGAAATGTGTCGTAGGATTTACAGCGTTATTATGTTAAAATCAGATCAGCGTACATTTGAAGAATGGGCTTGTTTTAAAACTAGCAGTAATACATGGAATTTCGCTGATAAATAAACTTATGATTTTAGCATACTTACTCTTACTTACAGGTTTAACAATTTCAGCGGTCGCAATCTACTACTCCGTAGTGGGTTTGGCCGCTATTTTCTCTGCGGCAATGATTCCAATTATTATCATGGGATCAGCATTGGAGGTTGGAAAACTTGTCTGTGCAAGCTGGCTTAAGGCTAATTGGGAACGTGCGCCACGTTTGATGAAAGTTTACATGACAGTGGCAGTCATTGTATTAATGCTTATTACAAGTATGGGTATCTTTGGGTTCTTATCAAAGGCACATAGTGATCAAAGTCTTGTAAGCGGAGATGTAATTGCTAAAATTTCAATTTACGACGAAAAGATCAAGACTGAAAAAGAAAACATTGAAGCTAATCGTAAAGCACTTAAACAGATGGATGAGGCTGTGGATCAGAGCATGGCTCGTTCAACAACTGAACAAGGTGCTAATAGAGCCGTTAATATTCGTCAACAACAGGCTAGAGAACGTACCCGTTTACAAAATGAGATAACTGCAAGTCAAAAGAAAATTGCCAGCCTGAACGAAGAGCGAGCTCCTATTGCCGCCGAAGTTCGTAAAGTAGAAGCAGAAGTTGGACCGCTAAAATACATTGCTGCCTTTATATACGGAGCAACTGATGAGACTCTTTTAGAGAAAGCAGTCACTTGGGTCATCATTACCATTATTGTGGTATTTGATCCACTAGCAGTTATAATGTTATTGGCCGCACAAATGACATTTGGTTGGAGACGAGAAGAAAAACAGAATGAAGGATTGTTACACAAAACTGTTCCATTGTTTGTTCCTCCCTTACCAGAAGAAAAGAAGCCAACCTATGAACCAGATGATGGCGCATTAACACAAGAACAATTAGACCAAATTAATCAAATGGCTTCTGAAGCAAGTGTGAAAACAGAACCGATAGTACCAGAACCTACAATAAAATTTGTTGATAACGGCGAACATCCAAAAGACAAGTTTGAGCATGAACTTGAAGTAAAAGAAGAACCCAAAGAAGAAGTTACCAGAATTGAGCCAACAATATCACTGGACAACATAAATGAATTAGATCGTTGGAATAAAATGATTGAAGAAGCTGAACGTGCTGACCTTCATGAGAAGGAAGCAATGCGTAAGTGGAAAATCGAACATCCTGAAGATACAATTAAAAATCAAGAAAAGAAAAAAGAGTTAGGCTTAATTGAAATACTCCCTTGGGAATTAGAACAACAACGTCAGGCACAAATTGAGGCAGAAACGGCTGCAAAATACAAGATCTTTCCAACTTTACAAAACGAATTGAATAAACTAGAACCAGACTTTCCAAAACAAGAAAGAATCAAACCAGATCTAACAGAAGTTGTCGAAACCGAAGATCAAAAAAAAAACGAGCTACGTGATGAAACAAGCGGATCAGCAGATAACAAAGATTCGTCAGTAACATACGTACAAAATAGTGAACAAAGTAACAATTCGCTATGGAACAGAATTAACAAAGAGAACAAATGAACTTAGGAAAAATTAACCTCATTACGCCTCCGGACAAATTATTCAATTTGAACTTGAGCTACTTATTAGTAAAGCCATCAGTAAATGTTAAAAAACAGTTCCAAACAATCTTAAGTCATAATATTGAAGAGTTAAATGTATTCATTTATGATGATAACGAAACAGATATTAGTTGGCTACTAAGTGTGTCACAACAAGCAGATATCACAGTTATTGATATTGATAACTGTGACCCAACAACAAAACTTTTTATAACTTTCTTATTGGCACAGCCCAATACTCATTATATTACAAACGATGAATTAACTCCCTATGGTCTTATTTCAAAAAATAGAATTTGGAATTTAGATGCAGTGGTTGCGGCTTTCACTGGTGAGGAAGAAGACGACGAGGAAGATGATGACGATGAGTCAGAGAGACAATAAAGTAAGAGGTAGTGTAGTTTACATCAGAGAAGGTGAAGATGTAAACCGCGCACTACGCAAATTTAAAAAGAAGATCGAGGACAGCGGTCTTCTTGATACACTTCGTAAGAAAGAATTTTACGAAAAGCCTACTACAAAACGCAAACGCAAGAAGGCAGCGGCCAAGCAACGCTACGCCAAAAAGCTCCAAAAAGAGCAACTACCAAAAAAACTTTTCTAATCAATCTACTAGACATTTGATAGCAATTTTGCTATAATAACGTATAACTACGAAAGGCTTATAATGGCTAAACATTTAATGGTGGACTTAGAAACTCTAGCCACCACTCCAAATGCACAAATTCTTACACTAGGCGCAGTAACATTTAATCCAAACGGATACGAGGTATACGATGAAATATACCTACGTATTGATGTAGATACTTGTGAATTTGCAGATCCATTTATTGATGACAATACTATTAGGTGGTGGGCAGATCAAGACAAGGCTGCTCAAGACGAGGCCTTTAGTCCTGACAATCGTATAGATTGTAAAGAAGCAATGGAAAAGTTCTACAAATTTTGTATGGGTTCAAGTCGTTTTTGGAGTCACGGTTCTACATTTGATATTATTATTTTAGAACACTATTTCCGTAAAATGGGCAAACCGTTTCCATGGAACTTTTGGGACGTGAGGGATACTCGTACACTATTTGACTTGGGCATGGATCCAGAAATGCCGCAAGCACTAAAGCATCACGCTTTGGAAGATGCACGTCGTCAAGCAATTGGTGTGCAAACAATGTTTAAGAAACTACGTAGAAAGTTTGAGAATTAATATGGCGCCACTAAACGAATCTAATGATGAAGTAATGGACATCCTACAAGAGGAATGTGCAGAGGTAATTCAAGCGGTTAGTAAAATCCGTAGATTTGGTATAGACAACGCTAAACTTAATACTGGACAAACTAATCGAGAACACTTGGAAGAGGAACTTGGTGATATGTTGGCTATGATTGATATTCTAATGGCCAACAACATTATCAGCTGGGGGAATTTGCATATAGCAAAACGAGCTAAAATCGAGAAACTCAAAAAGTGGTCCAAAATTCAAAACTTAGACAATATCTGATATAAATAAAAGTGTAGACAGTGCCCAATGGGGGCTGTATACATAGGGTGTTTACCCGAAAATATATCTTGCTTTTTAAAAGGAGAAAACAATGAGCAAAGTAATCGGTATCGACTTAGGTACAACAAATTCATGCGTAGCCGTTATTGAAAACGGTGTCACAAAAGTAATCGAAAACAGCGAAGGCGCCCGTACTACACCAAGTATTGTTGCATACGCTAACGATGAAATTCTAGTAGGTGCTAGCGCAAAGCGTCAAGCAGTAACAAATCCCAAAAACACAATTTACGCAAGCAAGCGTCTTATTGGACGTAAGTTCAAAGAAGAAGCTGTGCAAAAAGACATTGGTCTAATGCCTTATGAAATCATAGAAGCCAAAAACGGCGATGCATGGGTTCGATCAAATGGTAAGGAATTAGCACCACCACAAATTAGCGCAGAGGTTCTGCGTAAGATGAAAAAGACAGCGGAGGACTATCTAGGTCATGAAGTTACCCAAGCAGTTATCACAGTTCCTGCGTACTTTAACGACAGCCAAAGACAAGCTACAAAGGATGCTGGACAGATCGCAGGCTTGGAAGTACTCCGTATTATTAACGAGCCTACTGCGGCAGCTCTTAGTTATGGCGTTGATAAGTCTGATAAAAAAGATCGCAAAATTGCTGTTTACGACCTTGGTGGCGGTACTTTCGATGTATCGATCATTGAGATCGCGGATGTAGATGGCGACAAACAAATTGAAGTGTTGTCAACTAATGGCGACACATTCTTAGGCGGTGAAGACTTTGACCAACGCATTATGGATTATTTGGTTGACGAGTTTAAGAAAGACAACGGTGTTGATCTTAAGAAAGACACACTAGCATTACAGCGTTTAAAAGAATCTGCTGAAAAAGCAAAGATTGAATTGTCTAGCTCTGCACAAACAGATGTTAACTTGCCTTACATCACAGCTGATGCGAGTGGACCTAAACACATGAATGTTAAGTTGACTCGTGCTAAATTAGAAAGCCTTGTTGACGAACTGATCCAACGTTCAGTGCAGCCATGCAAAACTGCAATGAAAGATGCAGGTGTAACTGCTGGCGACATTGATGAAGTTATCCTTGTTGGTGGTATGACACGAATGCCTAAAGTGCAAGAAACTGTTGAGAAGCTATTTGGCAAAGCACCACGTAAAGACGTTAACCCAGATGAGGCAGTGGCTGCGGGTGCGGCTATTCAAGGATCAGTACTAGCAGGTGACCGTACAGACGTACTGCTATTGGACGTCACCCCATTGAGCTTGGGTATTGAAACAATGGGAGGTGTGTTTACCAAGTTGATTCAAAAGAACACAACTATTCCAACCAAAGCTAGTCAAACATTCAGCACAGCAGAAGATAACCAGCCAGCTGTTGATATCAAAGTTGCACAAGGTGAGCGTGAGTTGTTTAAGTACAACAAGGCACTTGGTGAATTTAAGCTAGACGGTATTGCTCCAGCACCACGTGGTATGCCACAAGTTGAAGTTACATTTGATATTGATGCAAACGGCATTATGAATATCAGTGCTAAAGACAAAGGTACCGGCAAGGAAAATAAAATCACTATCAAATCAGACAGTGGTTTAAGCAAAGAAGAAATTGAACGTATGGTTCAAGATGCTGAAGCCAATGCCGAGTCAGACAAAAAGGCTAAAGAGTTGATTGAAGCACGTAACGGTGCTGAAGGTCAAATCCACACGATTAGGAAAGATATGGAATCAAAAGATGTTCCAGAAGAATTAAAAACTAAACTTGAAGACTCAATTAAAGAATTGCAAGATGTAATTACTGGTGACGACTTAGATGCAATCACTGAGAAAATGACTGCAATGCTTACAGTTGCTCAAGAGTTGAATGAAATAAAAGCAAAAGCTACAACAGAAAATTCACAAGATGAAAAGACTGTTGATGCAGAGTTTACAGAAGTAAAATAAACACACACAGACGTTATAAATATTATGCGGTGCTCAGGTGAGGCCGCATAAATTATTCTTGCTTAATTTAAGGAGATATTAAAATGAACGCAAATATAACACGCTTTGACACACAGGCTCTAAACAGGGCTCTAGTAGGTTTCGATAGATTATTCGATACATTCGAACATCGTATCGCAAATCAAATGCAAAATAACTATCCCCCACACAACATCATTAAACTTGATGACACTAGGTATGTCATCGAGGTTGCTGTTGCCGGGTTTAGGAAAGATGAAATTCACATTGAAGTTGAACAAAACTTGTTGACTATTCGCGGTGTTCGCACACGCGAAGATGGTGAGAATATTCAATACTTACACAGAGGACTTAGCTCACGGGATTTTGAACGTAAGCTTCAATTAGCTGAACACATGCTAGTCAAGGGCGCCTTAATTCAGGATGGTATTCTATCTGTACAGTTAGAACACGAGATTCCGGAAGAAAAGAAAGCTCGCGTGATTGACATTGTCGAGGTTAAGTAATATAATAGGGGGAAGGGAACTTCCCCTACTCTTGGAGAACATGAATGACAACAATAACTGATATTAAACTAGACGAGAAGATTAAGATTAAGGTTCAAGAACCTAAACGCTGGAACGTGATCTTTCTAAACGATGATTCAACCCCAATGGATTTTGTCATTAGTCTTTTGACCGAAGTGTTCAAACACACAGAAGAAACTGCTCGAGACATCACTCTCCAGATTCACGATCAAGGCAGCGGTGTTGCCGGAACATACAGTTTTGAGATTGCCGAAGCAAAGGCAGTTGAATCAACTAACTTAGCTCGTGGTAGTGGATTTCCATTACAAATTAAAATGGAAGAAGAATGAGCTTAAAAGACATCACTAAAGACCTCCACCATGAGGCAGAAACAACAACATTTGCTAAGATGTTACTTAGCGGTAAAATTGAAAAACAAGATTATAAAAACTATCTGTATAACCTATTAGCAATTTACGATCCAATTGAATGGTATTGTAAGCGCCAAGGGTTTCTAGACACAATGCCAGACCTACCAAGACTACGTGCTATACACGCAGACTTTGTGGAACTTGATGATGGTAGTTATTGTTATCTAACTCCAGCCACATTAGAATACCAAGCATACTTACACAAACTAGGCAATGATCCAGAGAATAAAGCAAAAGTTAAGGCGCATTTATATTGCCGCCATATGGGCGACTTGTTCGGTGGTCAAATCATTAAGAAACAAGTGGCACATATTAGCAGTGGCAAGTTTTATGACTTTGAAAATGGCGATGCTATGAAGATGGCAATTCGTCAAACACTAACTGATGACCTAGGTGACGAAGCTCGTGTAGCATTTGAATATGCTATTAAAATGATGCGGGATTTATATCGTGGAGAGTAAAGTTTGGGACACACTAATAGAAATACAACATCTGTTAGAGGATAAATTTAATGAAACAGGTACTGAAATATTTGAACCCGGAATGGATCGTTTTAATCAGCCTGGGTGGGTTAATCGCGTTTGGCGGTCCGATTCTTATCGTCGTGCTCATGTGGACGTCGTAGACGCTAGAGAGTCAAAAGGTTTATGGATGATGCACTGTTGCATCTTTCCACATACACATAATCCAGCACCAATTTATGGCTTTGATGTTATCGCTGGCAAGAATAAGATAACTGGTTGCTTTCACGATTATAGCAAAGCAGGTGATGCTGATCATCCTATGATGCAGTGGTTTGCAGAAGAAGTAAGCAAACTAGAATGGCGTAAAGAACGTGCATTGCCTGAGTGGGCTACTAACATATTCAGCAAGAGTATGGTAGCTGCGGGCAATGTCAGCGATGAAGCTGAATTAGAACAACTGACAACTTTAGCAAAAACTACAGTAGAGCATTATCTAAGCACAGTCGCTGAAACCAACAATGCAGCTGAAGATACTACAGAAGCGCAGAATTACTACGCACAGAATCAGAAGTGTAACCCTCATACTCCTAAAGTAATGGTTAGTTTAGGGCTTAGTGAAGAGGACGTACAGCATTTCATACAGGAATGCCTGTTCCCTGAAATACGCTAAATATTAGTATGAGAGCAAAAGAATTTTTATTAATTGAATCTGAAGGCGGGATGGCACGACGAGCTGAAGAAGCTGGACGTGGAAAACGTGTGGCCTTTAAGAATAATGCAGGCAACGTAATTACGATGGTAGATGCCATTGTGTTCCCGCAACAAGGTGACATTGCAGAACCGCAAGACCTTATTGCCGAGTTGATTGCATACGCCGAAGCAAACAACATTCCTGTTGCAGACTTCAAAACAATGCCAGCAACACAGGGACTATCAAGTCCTGATAAAGCTGGTGCCGCACTGGCTCTAGTATTCCAAGATGAAAAGACTGGCAACATGATGGGCTTTATTGCCTTAAAGCCAAAGAAGAAACCGGGTGCTTATCCTATTTTCTTACAGACCAAACTATTCTCAGACTTAACTGGGTATCAACAACTAAGCGGTAAAGCTGGCGAAGAAAATCAAGTATCAGGAGTACAGCAACGTGCCGCACTTAACTTGAAGCCGGTAGGTATCGCCCCAACGAATACAGAAATGGCAGCTGATGATGTTCCAGGAGAAGTTGCTAACACAATCGCTGGCAGAGCTGACCTAGGCCAAGATGTCAAAGATCAAGTAATTGCATTGTTGGAAAATGTAATATTTGGACGAACAACACCTGTATCTGGAGCCAATCAATATTCAAAGAGTTACGAAGTTGACTTGGGAGAAACAGCGGCGCCATTGGCAATTATGAAACAACGATTCCTTGCCGGTGATTGGCAAGAAGCTGAAACTGCAATGACAGGCGGCCCAGGCGGGTTTGGTAAGATTAGAGGTGTTGAGTATCCCAATGACCCAGCAGAGAAACTATACGATAGTTATTTGATTCTTGATGACAATAACTTGATTCGTGTTAGTAGTAAGGACAAAGCTGGCGGAGCAAAAGCCAGTATTTCAGGCATGGTAGATGACATTACAAAATACCCAGAGCGTTATGAAGGTGTGTTTGATGCTGATGAAATGAAAAATTTGTATGACATTGTAATGATGATCAAAAATCCTGATATGGATTATGTAGCTGGTTCTGATATATGGTATAGGAACGGTTCTATCGCTGGTGTATTACAAATTGGTGTACACATTGATATGATTACTAGAGTACAGTCTGATAAAATTTTAGCCATTATTGACAGTGATCAACAACATGTGAGAGAAAAAGACCTTAAGGCAAACGGCCTAGATACGCTATTAACTTACAAAGGTACTGACGACAATCAACGTACAGATTATAGAATTGGTTGGCATCTATTAGCTGGATTGGCGCAAGGCATAGCCAATCAAATTAACAAAAATCCCAACACAGACAAGTTCTTTAGAACAATCCTAGAACGCAGTAACATGCTTCAAATTAAGACTTCCTTAAAGGTAACCAAAGATACTGAAACAACACCAGGTGGTGCGTACTTCTCTAACTTTGAAGTAATTTATCCACCAGTGTTTACTGGTAAGATTTTAATGGACCCAAGTAGCAACTTCTATGCAACACGTAGACCAGTTGGAAAGATTGGATTCTCTATTAAGTAAAATTAATACCAAAGTACTAAAAGGCTCTTAGGAGCCTTTTTTTATGGTTAACTAGCTATTTAATATTTTCATAGCCTATATTAAATACTTTAAGGCAAGTATTACCTGGGAGCGAACCATGAAAAATACATTAGCATTAATCGGAATAGTTATGACTATTAATTCCGCATCTGCTGCAGAATTAGTACATATCTTTAATAGCCCATCATTTAGTGGTGTAGGCTATAGTTCACACGTACTAACACTTTATCAGTTAGAAACTCAGGCTAAAGATAAAAACAAAGCAGCCGCTGATGCTATGAAAGCAAAAGAAGAAAGCGACAAGCTAAACACACCACAAGCCAAATTTCAAGCAAACTTAGAAAGCCGTATCTATTCACAATTAGCCAAGCAAATTACAGATAGTTTGTTTGGCACTGATGGCGCACCACAATGTACATTAACTAATGGAGTATGCGGTCAAATGGAAGTAGCGGGTAATAATATTACTTGGAAAGTTGATGGAACTTTCATCATTGTTAGGATTGAGAATGCACTAAACCCAAGCCAATTTACAGAAATGAAGGTGCCGAGTGGTACATTTGGATTTTAAGGATAGACTATGAAAAAGACAATATTATCCTTGGCAGTGGTAGCAGTACTAACAGGCTGCGCATCAAGTTCAGCAATAAGAGAAAAAGTAACAGGTAATCAATTTGACGAGCCAAAAGTTGAGTCTAGCAAGTTCCTAAAGAAAGACTCTAACAAGTTACAGCCACCAGAAGGCGGTCCAGTAGCTGTAGCGGTTTATGGATTTAGAGACCTAACAGGACAGCGTAAAAGTCAGCCACTGATTGCGTCATTAAGTTCAGCAGTTACGCAAGGTGCTGAAAACTACTTGATCAAAGCATTACAAGATGTTGGCGATGCTCGTTGGTTTACAGTTTTAGAACGTGTAGGCTTAGAGAACTTAATTAAAGAGCGTCAAATGATTCGTCAAATGCGTGAACAATATCAAGGCAAAGATGCTAAGGCATTACCGCCAATGATGTTTGCCGGAATCATTATGGAAGGCGGCATCGTTGGTTATGATAGCAACACCTTAACAGGCGGATCAGGTGTGAGAATTTTTGGTATTGGTGCTAGCACACAGTATCAATCAGACACAGTTACAGTAACACTAAGAACTGTCAGCGTAGCAACAGGCGAAATACTAACCACAGTTACAGTGACAAAAACAGTCCTAAGTTATATGGACAAACTAACATTACTTCGTTTCGTAGATGACGGTACACAGTTTGGTGCTGGCGCAAATGCACTTGAAGGAGAAGTTGGCGGCAGTATAAACGAAAGTATCAATCGAGCAGTTGATGTCGCAGTTCAAGCAGCAGTAATACAAACCATTAATGAAGGTGCTCGAAAAGGACATTGGGCGTTTAAAAGGCAAGTAACAGAAATCCCAGTTCCTATTGTTCCTATTGTTCCTATTGTTCCTGTCGTAGAGGAAAAGAAAGAAGTTAAAGTAGAGGAGAAGAAAGATGTCTTGGTTCAACCACAAGCCCAACCCGAAACCAAAACCGAAACCTTACCCAGTGCCTCCCCAGAAGTAAAATTTGAAACTAAAGTTGAAGAAAAGCAAGCGGAACCTAAAGCATTGTTTGGCCAACGTAAATTGAAAGAAGATGAATTCATTTACAAAGAACCCAATGATAAAAGTCAAAAGACTTGGCAGTTTAAGAAAGGCACAGTGGTAGATGTTGTACAACCTGGCAGTGAAGGTTGGGTCAGAGTAGTAGACAGTGAGAAACGCGGTGGTTGGGTAATGAATGATAGATTAGAAAAAATAGATTAAACTGTTGATTTTTTAACATGTTAATTTTTTTACATGTTGGAAAAATAACAGCAACATTTAATTTTTGTTTTACCGTAAGTAAATAAAGTAGCAAGAATTAAATCTACGTGAAAGGGGTAGATCAGAGAAGAGTATTATAATTATAGGTCAATGGCCAAGGAACTTGTTGGAGAACAATAATAATCCAACATTAGAAAAAAATGAAACAAATAATGACAGGCGGTTGTGGGTTGTCGAGAAAATTACTCACTATGGCGCTTTTGAGCTTTGCCACCATAAGTGGTGCTCAGACAGCAACAGGTCCTAACAAAGTTTATATCGAACAAGTGGGTAGTAGCAACACTATCACTATCGAGCAGGTTGGCGGGACCAACAACGTTGGTGGTGTTACTAATACAGTAGCAACAGCGGTAGCAGGAACTGGTATTACTACGCTAACACCAGATGCTCCTAGTGCATCAAATTACGGTACTATTACCGGCAGTACAAATACTGTTAACATCACACAGACTGGCAACGCCAACAGCAGCCAGTATAACATTCGCGGTAGCAATAATAGTTATACTACTAATATGTTAGGCAATGGTAACCAAACTAGGTTGACCATTGGTAATCCTAATAATGCTACGAATAGTCAAAACGTTATTACAGAACAAATTCTTGGCAACAACAACATGATCATACAAGATCTAGTTGGTAGCAACATTATCACTAATACAGTATTAGATGGTGATAATAATCAAGTTACTAGTAGTTTGCTCAGTAGTAGAGGTAGTGTATCTAATGTAGTTAATGGCAATGCTAACGTGTTCAACATTCAGCAAATGGATGCAGCTGGTGCTAACGGCCACGTACTTGCTATGATGACCACAGGCGACTACAACAGCATCACTACACAGCAACAAGGTACTAACGATACTACCGTTAATATACAAACACAGGGTAGCAACAACACTATCACAGTTCGCACAAGTAGTTCGAATATTGTATCTCCAGCTACAGCGATTGCGAGGTAATTATGCGTGTCATATTGTTAGCCCTACTGCTAACAGTGGCCAGCCCGTCTTGGGCTGGTATTGGCACGGTTTCAGAAAATAAAGGCACGGCCTGCGAAGTTGAACGAAATAAGAAAAAACTTTCAGGGGTTAAGGGTGCAGAGATTGAAAGCATGGACACTTATACTACTGGTGCTTGTGTAAGCAATATAACATTTAAAGACGATACCAAAGTCAAAGTTACAGAAAACAGCAGATTACTTATCGACGATTTTGTTTTTGATCCAAAAAAATCAGATGCAGGCAAGTTAGCTATGAAAGTAGGCATGGGAACTGTGCGTTATGCATCAGGCCAAATTGCTAAAAATAATCCCCAACAAGTAAACATCAAAACTCCCACAGCCACAGTAGCAGTACGCGGTACTGATTTCACAATGACTGTTGACGAGACTGGACAAAGTCTTATCATGTTAGTTCCTAGTTGTAAAGATGAAAAAGATTTCAAACAATTTGAATTAGATGAACAACGTTGCAAAGTGGGCAGTATCATTGTAAGCACTGGCATGGGGTCAGTAACTTTGGATAAAGCATTCGAAGCCACATATGTTACCAGTAATAGTATGATGCCAACTGCTCCAGTAGTAGTCAATACCATTGAAGGCAATATAGGTAATAATCTAATCATTGTCAAACCTCAAGAAGTCATGCTCGCAATAAAACAACAAGCAAGATCAAAACGAGATCGAGAATTTGAAGATATTGAAGTAGAAGCACAGCGTCGAATTGCCATGAAAGTTAGAGAAACAAACGAAGCTATTGAAACCGCTCGAGTACTTGCTATAATGGAAGCAGCTGGAAAGATTGGCTGTAATGCCAGTACAGCAGTGTGTGTATCATGGGAAAAGAATGACTCATCTGATATACAGAGTAAAGGAAAAGGAACTGCTTACAGAAGTAACATTGATCATTATGCCGAAGTTAAGACAACAGGATACGAATCAAATACTTTTGTGGCTATTAGTCACAACGATCAGTATGCATTTACCGTAGTGGGTAGCGGTGATCCTGGTGGCAATGTTGTAAACATTATACAAAAAACTGGTGTATTAAGAAGACCATGAAACGCTTTTTAATATTATTTTCTTTTCTAATTACAGTCTGCTTATCTGCACATAGTCAAGCAACGGGTCTTGTTGATTTAAAATTTGGCCGCTATCAAATAGCAGATAGTCAATGGAATGTCAGCGCCTGTATGTATACAGCAACTTGTCAAATTTATAGTAAGAATCCTGGAACAGCATATAAGATACCTTGGACTACAGGACAATTATCATGGGCGACTGGTGACTATGTGGCATTTGCCGCCACTGGTAATTCAACTAACCCTTGGAATGCTGTGCAATTTAGTTCTAGTGGCATACAGAAAGCAGTGATGGGAACTGGTCGTATTATCAACATGGGAACAGACTATTTCTTTTTTGTGGGAAACGACAACGATACTGGACAGTTGTTTAGTATGACACAAGGATTGGCTAACACTAGTGGAGTCACATGGACTGGTACCGTAAATCCCACAGTGTCGCAGGTTAACTCGTATGCTACTAACGGATCAACAACTCCTCTGGCTGCTGGTCAAACTGCGGCACCAGCAGGTCCTCCTCCACCTGCGCCTACAGCAATTTACATGAATAATGCTACAGTTAATATTATTAGAGCAATTCCAACTACAAATAATAGTCCTGGCGGTGAAGGCCCTAACAGTGCTTTTGATAATAATCCCAACACTAAGTATCTAAACTTTGACAAAAAGAATGCCGGTGTTACTGTGCAACTAAATGCAGGTAGAATTGTAACAGGATTTACAGTTACAACAGCTAACGACTTTAGTGGCCGTGACCCTACAAGTTATAAGTTATACGGAAGTAATGACGGGTCAACTTGGACATTGATTAAGCAAGACGCTATCACATTGAGTGAAAACAGATTTGATACAAGTTCAGTGATTAGCACAGATAATACTACTGCATACGCATATTACTTTATGTTGTTCCCAACAACTAAAGCAGGTGATGGTTGTGGATTAAACTGTGACAGTATGCAGATTGCTGAAATTACCTATTACTACGATGCAAATAGTACAACAACAAGCACTGCTTCAAACAATACTATTGTCGATCCAGTAACTGCGGCTGCAAATACTTTATGTTGCGGAGGAAGTGCATCGTCATTTAATTCCAGTACCACTAACACAGCTAAAATTTTGACATTTATCAATAGAACTACCGCAGACAGTCAAGTACATATAGAACAGATAGGCACGCAGAACATTGTTGAAGTTAATCAAAGCGGAACTAGAAATAACTACGTTAAGTATTACGGCAACGGACTAAGTAATACCGTTGATATTTCCCAAACTGGCAATGCTAATACACAAGTAAACTATGTTGATTTAAGAGTTGTGGGTAATTTTAACAGTGTAAATTTACAACAGACTAGTACTGGTGGAGGTAAGGGTATATTTGCCGATGTTAGTAACAATAACAACAGTTTGCTAGTGCAACAAAAAGACAGTGGTAGTCATTATGCCGAAGTCACACTAAGTGGTGGGAATAAAAATGTAGATATACTACAACAGGGCAGTGCGAGTCATATGGCTAAAATTAATCTTAGTGGCACTGGCACTGATCTAAGTTTAACACAAAGCGGTAGTAATCAAAACTATTATTCAATTACACATAACTGTACTGCCGTAGGCGGATGCGCTAAGATTACAGTTACACAAGGACAATAATATGTATTCAACTCAACGACAAATGGGTTATGAACAACAGCGAACAAAAGAACGTGAAGCTGAACAACGAGCTAAACTTATTCAAGGTATGATCTTAGCACCTATCTTTCTACTGGGATGGCTTCCTATAGTATGGATTTTGTCCAAATTTCTCAAATAACATTATGATTCCATCAAATATTCCGCCCCTATGTCAAGTGCCTAATTGTAAAGAAGGTGCGCAACTGCTTTCTAAGCAAGGTGATAATGTACGTTATATGATCACTTGTAGAAAGCACTGGACAGGGTTGATTCCGGCTAAATACTTGTCAGGAGGACACAACCATGAAACAGAAAAAGCTATTGGCTAAACTGTACAGGGCTTGCGTTGACCATGATACAGAAACGGTTTCCGAACTTCGTAAAAAAGAGTTCGCTAAGATACTGAAACACAAGGCCGAAGGTAAGTCATTTACACGTAAATGGGTTTTGGTACAGATTTAACACAACTGTAATCTTTCAAACACGATACTACGATAAATATTGCTATGCAAAAAACTTATCGTAGTATTTTTGTGAGTGACGTCCACTTAGGTACAAAAGACTGTAAGGCGGAACAGCTCAATAATTTTCTCAAGCACAACTCGTGCGATACTCTCTATCTAGTAGGTGATATAATTGATGCCTGGAAGATACAACAAAACAAATGGCGTTGGAAACAAAGTCACACTAACGTGGTACGTCGTGTACTAGGTCACGCCAAACGTGGCACCCGTGTAGTATTCATAGCAGGTAATCATGATGAATTTTTAAGACCAATGATACCGTATGGTTTTAATTTTGGTCTAATAGAAATACACAATCAAATAGAACATATAGGTGCAGATGGTAAGCACTATCTTGTAGTACACGGTGACTTATTTGATGGCATTACTAGACTAGCTCCATGGATAGCGTTTTTGGGAGACAAAGCATATGACATTGTTCTTACACTCAACAATAAATTTAATTGGATACGTCGTCGTATGGGTTTTGGGTACTTTAGCCTTAGCAAGTATCTTAAGTACAAAGTCAAAAAAGCAGTAGACTTTGTGTTCAAGTTTGAAGAGAACTTGGCCAATTACTGTAAGAAGCGTGGGTTCGATGGTGTTATATGTGGACACATACACCACGCAGAAATCAAAGAGATCAACGGTGTTACATATATGAACGATGGAGATTGGGTTGAGAGTTGTACAGCATTAGTTGAACACTGGGACGGCCGTTGGGAAATAGTTACATGGACTAAGGAGCGAGATAATGTGGATATTGATAATACTAGCAGTTCACGTAAACGATCCAAAGGACATTCCGGGTCGAGTGACTCTGGAATTTCCAACTCAGACGGCCTGCGAACAAGCAAGATCAACAATGACCAGTTGGTTAAAATTTGATTCATTTAAAGTAATAGCACAATGCAAAAAACAATCTTAATCGTTACAGATAATCTACCGGAGCAGATCAATGGTGTGGTTACAACCTATAAAAATATTGAAGCGTGTGCGATTCGGGACAACTATAGTGTTGTATATCTTGATCCCAGGAGGTTCCGCTATGTTGATTGCCCTGGCTACAACGAAGTCAAGATTGCCTTTCCCTGGAAAGTGGGCAAGATATTTGAGGAGATCAATCCGGATCATATCCACATCGCCACAGAAGGTCCTGTGGGTTTGTGTGCTAGACAATATCTTGACAAACACGGTTATCGCTACAATACTGCTTATCATACTAAGTTTCCAGAAGGAATTAGAGCCTTATTTGGTGTCCCTGAGGCTATTACTTGGCCTTTAGTACGTTGGTTCCACAAGCACAGTGGTAAAGTATTAACAACTACAGACACAATGGTTAAAGAGCTACAAGCACACGGATTTGATGGAGAAATTATTCCTTGGACTAGGGGTGTTGACCGTGAGATATTTAATCCAAGTCAACGTACTGGCACAGTGGTGAATGGACCTATACTAGTATGTGTTAGTCGTGTGAGCAAAGAAAAGAATCTAGAAGCGTTCTTTGAAATGCCCTATGCGGGTGTTAAGTTCATGGTAGGTGATGGCCCTATGCTGGAAGAGTATAAGGCACAGTATCCTGATGTAAAATTTGTAGGTGCTAAACGTGGACAAGAGCTAGCCAAATACTTTGCTATGGCAGACGTATTTGTATTTCCAAGCCGTTGGGAAACATTTGGGCTTGTTATGATTGAAGCAATGGCTTGTGGAACCCCCGTAGCGGCTTATCCATGTCAAGGTCCATTAGATGTTGTTGACGAGGGTGTTACTGGCTGTATGAATGAGGACTTAGTACAAGCAGTCAATGATGCGTTACTACTGGACAGAGCTAAAGTCTTAGAAGGAAGCAATCGCTGGACTTGGGAAAACGCTTGGAAAATATTTAGAGATAATTTAGTATCTGTAAAATCTTTGTAATCGATTATCCGTTAAATAGTTATGTGCCACAAGCACACTAACCACAAGGAGCTCAAAATGAAACTTGAAATGACAGTACACGGGTTAAATATTTTTTTAGAATTAGATGATGATGCATACAACGGTTTAGAAGTGTTACAACACGTAAAAGATCTAGTTGATGAATTATCAGCATACAACAAAGTCATGTTATCAATTGTGTCAACAGCAAACGATGAAGACTTTGAACAAGCCGAAGAAGAAAACGAATATTACGAAGACATGACAGAAGAAGAACATGTTGCACAATCAACATGGCCTTTTCCAGAAGGTGGGTTAGATGATCAAGGTGCTGAAGTAGTTGCTTTTGTTGAAACAGAA